TTAGTCATAGTTTCTTCTTTCTTTGTTTCTTCTTCGTGGTCAGCTGTCCAGTTTTTATCAATATAATCGAAAAATTCTTTTTTCTTGTCACCCTTGAGTTGAGATGGACTCTTTACACCGAATTTCTTTAGAACACCGTTGAAAAACTTCTGATAAGCTTCTTTACCACCAGATGCTTCCATAAACAACCCATAGTCGCCTAGTATATCTTCTAAATCGGAATCGGAAACTTTAGTCTTACCAGCAAGAACATCCATTTTGTCTAGGAATCGTACCTTTTCTGCTTTTGACATTTTCTTCCATTTGTGTTGAATCTTTTTAGCAGCCAAATCTACTTCGTAACCATCGGATTCCTCAACCTCAACTTTTTCTTTCTTGAGATCAGTTGTTTCTTTGACATCGTTAAAACGTTTTTCTTTTAATTTAGTCATTATATCTTTAAATTTTTTCATACTTGATTCCGCTGTTGGTTTAAGGTTTATTACATCTTTATTCGATTTCTTTTTCTTTTTTCCTACTGGTTCATCATCTTCGTTTTCTTCTTTAGAAAGTTTAGCAGCAATCGCCATCTCTTTCTTTTTCTTGTCTGACTTACCTTTGAACTGAGGAGCATCGGATGTTTGAAAATCTTTGATAACATCCTTCATATCTGCCTTTTGAATATCAATACCTTCTTTCATAAGAGCATCGTGGTTCTTTACTGCCCACTCTTCGGCTTCTTTCTTATCATTTGAACTATAAACCACTTTACCACTTGGTGCAATAACCACAAACTTACCATCTTTTTCTTTTACATGGTCTTTTGGATTCATTACTTCATCAACTTTAACTTCTTCTCCCTTACCATATCCAGAAGCACCGTGACGACTTTTCTTTTTTCCTCCGAAAGCAAACTGTTTCTTTTTCTTTTCATCTTTTGCTTTATCTCTGTAAGTACTTGCTTCAGTAAATGGTTTTAGTGTACGTTTTAAAGTTGATATCTCTTTTTTTGTTAATCCGCCAATGCCATCAACCCAATCAGTCATAGTTTGATAAGTAGTTTTACCCATTTTCTGCTTGAATTTTGCAACATAATCATTTAGATTTGCTTCATCAATCTCAACTTCTTCTTTAATCCTCTTCGACATTTCTATCAATCGGTCAGCATTCTTTTTAATGTATGATTCAGGATAATTCTGTTTGAATCTCATCTCGCCATAACCATTGTCTTTTGTCCACTGAACACCCATCTTCTTTGCTATAAGATGTATAACCATATCTGCTTCTTCGGTTTCCAACATCTTTATCATTTCTGGATCAGGCATCGCTCCGTTGGTAATCATCTCATCGGCCATCGTCATAACATCATCTTTACCTTCTTTGAACTTATGAGCAAGACCTGCGATTTGTTTTCCGAGTTCTTCAATTTTACCTTCGTTGACAATCTCTTCTTTAAATACTTCTGCGAATTCTTTATCCATTTTTACTTTCCTCCACTTATCATTTTCATTGCAAATGCTTGTGTCTTGAGAAACCCTGCTTTGTCACCAATCATTTTTTCAAATGTCTTTTTCATTTCTGGTTTCTTGAGTGCGTCATACACTTGAACCATTGCAGATGCTGTGAACAGGTCAACTATTGCTTTTCCTGACTTGAACATAACCGTTTGATTTTGTTTTTCCCTGACAATCATTTTCAGAGTGTCTATGGTTGCTGGGTATGCAGTTCCTTTTGCAGCGTAGAGTTTTGCTTCTTCGTATGCCGCAGATATTTTTTGTTTAATTGTCACAGGATATTTTTTACCACCCATCATAAATGTTTTCTTACCTTCTTTTTTTGCTTTTGCAGCTGCAGTAATAAATGAACCATAAGATTCTTTCTCAATTTTTTCTCCAATTTCCACTTCTTCATTTCTGATTTTGTTATAGTATGGCATGATATTCTTATACATCCAATCATTATCTTTCTGTGAAGTGGAATTATTCGCCTCACTCCGTTTCATAATCTCTTCAACCTTTTTGATTTCAGACTTAGTACCAAAGGCTTTTGCAAGTAGAAGATAATTTTCTCTGTGATAATTATCATCCTCATTCTTCTCATACTCTTTTTTGAGTTTCTTGAGATTGACTGCTTCTTCAAGTTCAACTTCTTCATTTCTTAACATGGGCGCATCATCTGAAAACCATGCATCACGATGAATTGTTTTTATTAATATCTCACCTGCCTTTCTCCTGTCCTTTTTAGCGACAAATAACTTTGTATCTTTTTGCCTAACCTTTATGCCTGCTTTTTCTAATGCTTTTTTACCTTGTGAAACAAGATTCTCATTAACTTCAACTTCTTCTGTGTGTAGTTCTGGAGCTCCACCCTTTTTGAATGATTTCTTTAGTGCCTTTTCCGCTTTCTTCAGGTCTTTCTTCTTGATAACCACTTGGTCTTTTTTATTGATGGTGGCTTCTATTCCAGCATCATCCAAAGCCATTATAGCTTGTAGTTCGTTACTTTCATCAACCTCAACCTCTTCTTTAAATGACAGTTTCGTTCCAATCATTTTCTCACCTTGTTTGTAATTCCCAGCAACTTTAACAATCTTCAGAGTTCTCGGATCTTTCCCAAAATGATAATCATGTTTTGAAAAGTTAGACATTTTGACAGAAGACTTTGCCCCCTTCTCATCACTTGATACGGCCATTACTTCACCACCTTTTGCTTTATCTATAACTGCCCAAAATTCTTTTGCTTCTTCGATCTCAACTTCTTCAGTAAACTCAACTGGTACTGAAACTGTTCCCCACTTGCTATCATAAGTTATCATACGTTCTTTGCCCTTAGTAGAGTTCTTATAATCATTGGAAACTTTACTAAAATTCTTTTTGGAAATCTTTATTACTTTTCCGTCATACTTGTAATCTCTGTCAGCAAGAACTGCCTCTTCGATGCCCTGTTCATCGCAAACTCCACAATGTTCGTTGAACTGGTCGTCCACCGTTTCAGTTGGAATATACATTGAAGCATATCGACGCTTCATTTCTTGCATGTGAGAGGTTTTTAACATAATTTCCTTTGAATTCTATAATAGTTTTGGTTATTAATATTTATAATTACTTGTAACCCAATTTCTTCATTTCGGCGATTGTATTCGATGCAGAGGTGTGAACTATCCCCAATCCACCGATTTTAGTGAAAGCTTGTATGTTTTTTGCGTGGTCATCGATTAACAGGTTTGGTCTACCATCTCTTCCATCTTTTGCGAACTGTGCTTTGTCAACTCTTGATACAGCATATATTCTGTTTTCGGGTACACCAAAATGTTTTTTCATCCATCTCTTCTTGTCATCAGCAGCACGTTTTGATATCGGACCTCTTCCACTTCTAGGAATAGCGGTCAGAATGAATGGATTATATCTTGAAATAAATCCCCACAATTTTTTCGCATCTGGCATAGGTGGAAGTTGATAAAACGTATCGTCTGGCAAATCTTTCCAGTATTCATCTTTGAACGGATGACCTAGATGCGATGATGTGAATTTGAGAAAATCTGCAATCACTCCATCCATATCACAATAGATTTGTGGAGTATCAAATTCTATGATATAATCCTTGAAAGTTTTCATTAGTATTTTATCTCATCCATACTGTCTATCTTTATTATTTTACTACCTTTACCTTGACCTTTAAAATCTCCTGTCAGATCATAAGTAGCAGGCCAAGCACCCATTCCTTTGTTTCCCTTATCCATTTGTTTCTTGATAAGAGAAAGATTACTGAATTTCTTAACATATTGTTTCGCATCGTCTAACTCATAAGTCACAAGTCTTGCTGTTCCCGCAAAAGCCATAACCACTTCACCAGATGCATTTACTCTACCAAATCCAACATAATATGAACCTTTTGGATAGAGAAAACTTCCACTCTTATCCGGCCCTGTAACAGTCATATACAATGCTGTGGGAAGTTGTTTATCATTCGGTAAAATTCTATTATCACTTCCTTTTAAATTTCCACTCTCTTTTCCAGCACGAGAATCATCCATGTAAAGAAATTTAGAAAAAACACTCTTCAAATCTGAAGCAGAATATTTGGTGATGTCTGTTGCTTCTTTGAGTTGAATATATTCTTTGAATTTTTTCATTCTGGTCTCGTTATGGAGTATACTTTTTCTATTTGTTTTTCCAATATTGGAGTTCTTCCCGGCCAGTAGATGTATTCCTTCTCTGCATTTTTCATCAGACCTTTCAACATCGGTATTACCAGAGATTCTAATTCTTTGAGTTTTCCTATGAACTTTTCGTTTAATTCACCTTTTCGTTCTTCAACTTCATCTATAACAGCACGAATAGAACTACCTTGTTCAGTTAATGCAGTTACCGCTTGAGAAGATTCCATCGCGAGAATTTTGTCTATTTTTCCTTCTAATCGAGAAATCTTTTCGCCAGTCTCATCGAACAAACTAGTATCGTCATTGTCACCTAGTGTCTGTATCATACCAACAATAGAATCTATTTTCGATTTCAGTTCTTTAAACTCAGTAGTTGATACTGCTGGTTTCTGAACTTTTGTTTCGGTTGGTTGTGTTTTTTTGAATTCCTCAGTAGATACTGCACTGAACCCAAAATCAAAATCATCTGCCATCTTTACCTATTTAGTTTATTTCTGTTTTCATCCACGAACTTTTGCAGCCAAATCCTTATCTGCTCCACCCCATGTTCCCTTACTCTTCGTAACGAAACTATTGACTCTTGCGAATGCCCATTGTTGAGCAGTTGCACCTGGCCGATGACCTGACTTATATGCAGCCATTCCTCTATCGTAAACCTGTTTCAATATTCCGTAAGAGATTCCTGTCTTTTCTGCTTTATTTTTCAATCCCTCAATCTGTGCTTCACCAAACATCTGGTCATATTTCTTCGTGTGTTTAGATGGTTTGGTCTTCGCTGATGCATCGCCAGGAGCGGGTCCTTTCTTCTTTTTATCAAAGTGTCTAGCACGTGATTGTTTCGTTGACTTCGCCATATCTCCAGCGTAATTTTTTTTAGGTTGAGAACCTTCTCTATCTCCAATTTCCTTATCCTGAGAAACTTCACCAATTGGAACACAATTGGGAACCATCTTACCATCTTTTTTCTTCATACCGTCTTGCCTGTAACCATCCCAGCAAGCTTCATTGAATTCTTTAAATGTTTTCATTTTCCTATTTCCTTTTTAGTAAGAAATACTTCTCTTTGCAGGTTTAGTGGGTTTAGGTTTACCTAGTTCCTTTGCAGCAACTTGCCGTGTGTATACTTCTAACTCTATAGGTGCATCCCACATTTTTATTGTCCACCCCTTAGACTTTGCAAACTCCATCAATTCTTGTTGTTCTGGTAACAAAGAATTCTCGCCTCTTAGTAGTTTTAGTTTAAAAAAATGTGCAGTCTTAACTTTGAAATTATTGACTATTTGTTCATCCCACGATAAATCAGTTGACCTGTTCTTTGCGTAACTCAACATGGCGGAACTAAATGTATCAATGTTTTTCTTGATAACTCTTTCCATTCCATCCATGTAATCTTTTATTATCATACTCATTGTTTTTTTGTCAACTTTTCTCTCCGCCATTCTCCAAAGTTCCCATACTGTTGCGTTCTCTTGAAACTCACCTTTTTTGAGATATTTCTTAACCAGAGGGTCAAACATTTTCTGGAGGTCTTTCTCTACCGCACCAAACTTCACGAACCTAGAAGTCTCTTTGAGGTCACTTATAGATGTCCACCTTCTACCTTGTTGGTCTAAATGACTCATCACATCACCTGAAGCAGACAGAAGAACATCAGCGTCCATCTCTAATACTGAATGAACACCACCTTGAGTTGCAACACCGATATCCATATAACGAGACATCATTGAGAAAAATGCAGATATTTGACTTTTCTTTCCTTGAAGTTTTGCTATCTTCTTAATACCTTTTCCATCCGTTGTATGAAATACTGTTGCTCGGAGTGTGTCTGGCCATATCCTTTTGAACATAGATGAAGATATAGGAATCATCAGTTGATCATAGTAACCAATTCTTGGAAGAAACAACAAATAGGATAGACTTGTTCCTCTTTCTGTTAGATATTGTTTAAAGGATTTCATTTTCTTGTTATCCCTGCTATGTGTGTTTGTAGCGCGGAAGAACTATCCCATGACTTTATTGGTATCCTGTGGGTTTCTACAAAGGTTTTTATATCATCCATATCTTCATCGTCCAATTCATCTGGTAGAATATGAATTTTTTTAATTTTAATGTTGTTAACTACCTGTTCATCCCAGGCATATTTTGTCAACTTATTGGTTGTTGCATAACCATATAATGCTTTTCCTATTATCGTTTTGTGTTTCTTAAAAATTGTTTCTATTCCATCATAATAGTCTTTTATCAACAAACTTAGTTTCTTATTATCATTTATTTCTGATTTCATTAACGGCCACTTATCATAAGGTTTTTTATCATCAAATGTTGTATATTTGGCAATAAGACTCGCTATTAGTTTATCGAGGTCTTTAAATACTGATTTTATTTGAGGAGATTTGAGTTCACTCATCATAAGATAATCCATTGGAGCCCATCTTCTTCCTGTATTGTCAACCGCAGTATTAATATCAGTGTGAGATGATACAATAATATCACCTTCCAGTTCTGCAACAACACCACCATCTGAAGCGATACCACTTTCCATTTCACTCGCCAACATTTTAAAAAATGCTGAAACAGACTTCTTTTTTCCTTCTATCTTTTTTAGACCCTCTAGGTTTTCTGCACCCAATGCATGAAATACTGTTGTACGAATCGTGTCTGGAAAGATTCGGTTGAACATAGAAGAAGCCATAGGAATCATTAAAGTTTGAGCATCTTCCACAGCGTCTGGAGATCCTACAAATATTATATCTGAAGTACTTGTAGGAGCAAATTCTTTTAAATATGTCTTAAAGGATTTCATTTTTTTTCTTCTTGTTTTGTTCTCAACTCTTTTTCTTCTTCAAAAAGATATATTTGTTCTCTTTCTGATTTTCTATTTTTAGATTCCGGCCATCCCGATAACCACGCGGTGAATTTATTCCATATATTTTTCATTAGTTATCTACCTTTGCTCCAGCTCTCCATTGGTAACAACTCCAATATCTTGCTTTCCACTTAGGTCCGATATCATCATCACAGCTATGTCTTGAACGAAATGCAGCTCTTCGTTTTGGGTCATCTCGTTTGATTTCCGAGTTTGGGTCACCGAATCCTAGTTTGATAATGTTTCCTTTATCATTTTTCACATACACATAGAACTTCTTTCTATCACCAGTAGGTGCACGAGTTGGTTCGTTGAGTTTGACCTTCCTACCTTGATACTCAGCTTCAGTAAGTTCGTGGTCAAAACAATCACACTCATTAGCAGAAATTAACTGCCCTCTATCAGTTTTGTATGATATCAATTTTCCGTTTTTGTCTAATTTCACATCTTTGAGATTGAATCGTTTTTCTATACTTTTTTTCTTTACAACATTCACACCCTTAGAAGTTCCATCTCCAGAAACTCTCATGTCATCTAGATATTTTTGAATTTGTACAATCTGTTGACGGCCTGACATCTGAAATTCATTGACTTCTTCTTTTCTTAATCTTGGCTCTGTTCTATTCCAAGTTTGAGTAGTTACCTCAAGATTATCTTCTTCGTTGTTTAGAGGGTCATTATCTTTATGATGAACATCCATCTTATCAAATTTTTCCACTTTGCCTGACTTCACCATCAACCTACGAGCTCTCAATCTAGCTGCATTACGTTCT